CAAATTCCTCCACTTTTAAAAATATAAACTAAACGAATCATGATGCAGATTGTCAGCGGCATAGTATCGGTCATGTGAGCACATTGGTAGTTCTTCTATTGCATCGACTATAGGATCGTCCGGATCTTTGCTCATGAAGGTCAACGTATACCGCTTCGTCTGCCTGTAGGTGATGTTATCCGCGTGTAAAGGCTCGAACGAGCTTCGCTCATATCGAATACAGGGGTATTTCATCCTGACAGACATCGGGGGCTGAAAATATACATGATGGAAGCAGTCGTCTTCTTGCACGCCAAATGAAGCCATCAATTCTTCCAACTTGTTCTGTAGATCAATCCTCGTCCCCATTGTATACACCCCCTAATTGCAGAATTAAACGGGGACGCTGGATCTCGAAACTCGATACTTTCCACTTTGTCCCCATCCATTCCACATATCTAATGGCGGAGAGATGATCATAAGCGTATGGATCGGCGATTATGCTTATCGAATTGCTGATCGTAAGATCGTCATTGATAGACTCGCCATTTTCCCAACGTCGTGCATTGCGGATAACATCTCCGGAATAGAATCTATTCTCTATTCCGACTTCTGAGTAAACGCCTGGGCGTCTCTTTTCATATGAGACAAACCCCAGCTTGCCATAAAACTTCGCCATTTTGATTTTTCCTTTTCAGATTATTCGCCGGCTGTAGACTTGCCAACGACAGCAGTTCCAACTACTGCCGGCTCAATCAGTTTTTTGTGTCGAGGGTTTCAGGGTCGAAGTTAGAGATTACAACGTTCGATACCGTGGTGGTGTTGCCCTCACCCTTACGAATGACCAGAGCAGAGAACGGCTTGATCAGAGCGCCGGAGAAGCGGGTTTCCATCAGGTACTTCTGCTGGTTGTAGTCAATGTCGAAATCGTCGAACATGTTTACTTCGCCACCCTTGTCAGCGCCGACGTTGTAGTCATTCAGGTTGACAATGATGCCGATCATATCGTCCATGGATTCCATAACCGGAACGGTAACGATACGAGAGACACGCAGCTTACGAGCCAAAGCGGCTTCATCGGCATACATCGGATGATTGATGCCATCTTCGACCAGCAGCATCTCGGTAAGGATGTCGTCGGTGGTGAAGAAGATCGGATTGCCGGAGCCCTTGTAGTACTTGTGGGCACGAACGATTTCCTTGATCAGGGAAGCCGGGTCCATAGCGGCCGGAACCTTGACCTTAACGGCGAACAGATCGGCTTCATCAGAGATCGGACGGATATGGTCCGGAGAGATCTTGTCATCATCGGAGTTCAGACGACCATCGCCAACAAGAATCGCACGAGCGATTTCCTCATCCAGCATCATGCGCATCTCACGCTTGATCCAAGCAACAACGTCGAAATCGGTGATGTCGATGATGTCGTCACGATCAAGCTTCTGTTTCTTGTAGATGGTCTGCGGAGTGGTAGAGCGCTTAAGCAGGGAGAATACTTCTTCCTTCTTCATATGACCTTTGATGTAACCTTTAGCACGAGCCTCGTCCTCGGTGATGTTGGCATAGCTGGATTTAATGCGGCTGAAAGGAGTCTTGTGGACGCCATTCATGACCACGGAAACCCAGTTCTGATCACGGCCCAGGAATTCAGGCGGGTTGTTCAGATTACGGGCTTCCGGGAAGAGCCAATCGATCTTGTCGATGCCATAGGTAGCACCGGTCTCGTCATCATGCTGCAGAGCATAGTTGTCAGTAAATTCCAGTACAGCGTCGCGAAGGCTGCCCAGCTGCTTGGCCCGGTTGAAGATGCCCATCATATCGGAGTGGCTAAGCGCAGTACCCTGACGACACTCGTCAGAGTCAAATACATTGTGTTTCACTTCTTCATCCTCCTTGGATTCTTTATTCGAGCCAGATTCTTCAAGCGCCTGCCCGATAAGCGCATACATGACGTTTCGCTGCTTGTCCGTCATGCTATTGATAACATCGCCGACGGTCTCATCGTCGTCATCGTCGTCATCGTCGTCTTTGTCTTCGTCGGCGTGTTCGATCACATCATCATCTTCGAAACTGTCAGAAATATCGAATCTCTGTTCGTCAGAATAGATAATCACTTCGTCATCAGTCTCCTCTCCGTGTCTGATTACATTGTCGATGTATGCTCCAGGATTCGCTCCGGCCAGCACAAGGCTAAGCTCTCTGATCTGACCATGAAGCACATCGTTTCCATTCTGCTCAAGACGATTGGCATAGATGGAAAGTCCTGTTACATCCTCATGAAGGACCATCTCTTTGGAATGGCGTCCTTTCGGGGTATCGTTAAACGTTCCATATGCATACACACCCTCCGGCATGTTCTTGAGCAGTGCATGACCGATGACGTTTTCCGGATCATCGTGGCCATGGTTCCATACCAGCGGCACGGTCTTACCATCGCAATCCTTAAATGCATCTTTCATGATCCGTCGACCATCAGAGCATCTAAGATTTACGCGGGTAGCCCAGCCGCTAAAATCGTACTTTTTGCTCATTTTGAATTCTCTCCTCTTTGTTTTTCGATGAATTCTTTAACTTTATCGGAGGCGGTAGGAGTTGGCCCCGCTTCCGCATCCGCATCCGCAGCAGACTGACTCAAGTTCTTGTTGCGGAGTTCGTCGGCATGAGGATCATCCGACGGCTTCATGCCGATGATCTGTCTGATTTCATTAGAAGTCATGACTTCGTTTCTTGTAAACTTATCGGCAATTTCTGCAATCTGACTAACCGGAACTAATTTAAACGGATCTCTAAAGAACATGATGGATTTCAGACGAGATCTTGCGTTTTTAGTAAGAAACTTTCGCTTCATCTCATCTACTATGGCTGACAGGAACGGCTCAATCGTCCGGTTATAGTAATTGAGCATCGTAGCTTCGTCGGCCGTGCCATCCATAATCGCCTGCGTAATACCCAACTGGCTATAGAGCATACTCGTGAGGTATTCAACCTGAGACATGAGAGTGTTCTCGACCGGACGGTTAAGCTGCGTGATGTGCTCAGTACCGTCCGTGTAGGCTATTCCGTATTTGGAACTTGCAAGCTGTCGTTCGATCTCCTTACGACGCTCTTCTGCCTGCTGTCTCTTGGCAGTTGTCTTTATCACATAAGGAAGCTGAATAATAAGATCGAGCTTCCCGGATCCGTTCATATCATCAATAGCGTCCATAAGAACTAATTTATGGATCAAACGCTGCAACGTCGAGCTTGGCTCGTTCATTACTGAATAAAATGGGTTCTCAACGATTGCCACCATCTTTTTAGGCAGCGTAACTTCTTCCTGACGTCCAGTCTTCTCGTTAAAGAGTCGAACCTTGACGTGCTTTGGGAACCATTCAACGATTTTTCCAGTTCTTAAGGACAAAATATCAAACCCGTCGGTAACTTCAGGGTTAATGTCGGTATCAACCGGCACGATCGCTACTGAGCCTTCATCCATCATGGACATGACCACGTCCTGGATGAAAGCTCGACCAGTCTGATCCTGATTGGCCTCGACCGTGAGGCAGTTATTCAATCCGGATGGGATAGTTTCGACATATCGACCATTCTCATCCAGCTGAACATGCTGGATCGAGATGGCAGCAACATCAACGGCGATTCGATTGTAAACAGACGTTATAATGGATCGCTCGTTGCCTCTTGTCAGTCTGATTCTGTCCGGACGAAACGAATAGCTTGCCCCAATATCCCTGTACCGAACCGTCGGGTCCTTGTTCATGAAGGCGTTCCAGGCATGTTGCAGCCTGGTTCCGAAACTTGGCATTGGTCAGAGTCCTTTCATTAGTTCTCCATTTCATCGTACTTTATTACATTGATATAACTGGTCGATGTGCCAGAAGAGGTTTCGTAAATACCAATTCTGAACACTATTAATCCGGTATTGGTATGTTTCAAAAACACAAATTCGAAACCATTGGTAAAGCCCTCGCCGTCATTTGTCCTCACTACATCCACAGAAGGCCTGGTAATCGTATACTCCCCGTCGGGAACAGTCACCAAGCCTCGTATGACCTTTCCATCTCTAAAAGCCTGTAATAACTGATCAAATGATACAGAGTATCTGTACACCCCTTTATTCTGATCATCTTTGTGATCATGTGTGAATAAAACAGTCACTACATTGCTTTCTTCGTCCCCGGAATCACCAACACCATTCTCCAACTTATTCAGCTTCTCGGCTGTAATAACGTCTCCGTTTTTCCAAACAGTTGGTTCATATGCCATTTTGAAATTCTCCTTTAACAAATTCTAATACAGGTTATGGACACATCGACTTTCAGACCGAGGTTCGCTGTGTCACGTAAAGCAACGTTGTATACAGTCTGCGACGTATGCACAACCGGGCAAACAACATTGCACCAAGTATCACCATTGGCTTCCGCGTCCTCTATATCACGTCTTATAACCGTACTCGCTTTGTCGGAGTACGTAGAAGGAACAATGGACAATCCAAATCTCTTAGCGCTTGAATTCTTCGGGAACAGGGCAGTCGCAAACAGCAGCCAGGTTCCAGCCGGAAGATCAAATGTGTGGCCAGAGGAGGTAATTGCCTGCCAAGCATCACTGTTCTTGTTCATGGTGTGCTCGAAGTGAGTGCCGGTAAACGTATGAGTCGTCTGCTTTCCAAGAGCGTTAAGCTTGTTGTACATTGCAGAGGACATCAAACCGTCAGCCGATGCGTTAGCGTTCGAGTACGTCGTATTCTTGTAATACGGAACGCCGCCAATGATCGGGCAAGCCGTATAGCCAGAGGATGTCTTAACAGTCGAAGTTGTCTTAACCAGTCCATGTGCATTCTCTGCGGCTTCCGGAAGCGTTACACTGGCCGAACCACCATTAACTCGAGTAAACACAAGCTGTCGAGAACTTGAACTGTAAGATACAGACCCGAGACCGGTGTTCTGATAATAAGGAACACCGTCGATAATAGGACAAGCCGTCAAACCTGTTTTTGAGGTTACTGTGGATCCACTCTTCACAACGCCGGCTCTCGAGGAATCAGCAACCGGAAACGTAACATTAACCGTTTGTTCGTTGTTTCGATAGAACGTCAACTTTCGAGTCTGCTCATCGAAGTTGGCATTCATGAACGAATAGCCAAGATCTGCTACTTGCTTTTTTGTCATCAAGCCGTTAGCTTGTGCAGTAGCCGCAGAGTAAGTTGTGTCGTAATAATAAGGAACGCCACCTATAATTGGTGCTGCCGTGTACCCGCTTGCCGAAGTAACGTCCGAGCCATTCTTAACCAATCCAGTTGTGTTCTTCGCTCCAACAACACTGTAAGTCGTATCCTTCTGGTCAAACGAAAACAACGTTTCGCCGCTTTCGTTCTTCGCAGTAAAGTTATTGCCGGATCTCGTAATCGACTTAACGCTCTTCTTGTTTACGAGGTTTTTAATCTTTGTCCAGACCCTTGATAGGCCAGGACCATCTAAAAAATGATTAGTTGTTTCGGCCATGGGTTAGGTCTCACTTTCTTAATCAAACGCTTCTCTATAAATCTTATAAGCCACAAAGCCGTCCATCATCGCTGCGACGGAGTCGATCTTCTGATCGTAGCGGCGTTTAAGCAGCTTTCGGTTGCCGTTAGTATCCTCGACAACGATGCAGTTGCCCATAGCAAAGGTCATAAGCTCTTCGTCGAACAAAAGCATCCGATCGGAAGCAAGCTTCTTAAGTTCACCAAGAGGAACAGACTCGGTCTTAACGCCCTGGATTACTTTCTCGATGCCGAATGGTCCGTTTTCGGTCTCCCATCTCGCCACAAAGTCTTTGGCGTTATATGGGTCGAACCCAAAGCATCTGACATCGTACTCCATCGCTGTGATGTGCGCATCCAGGTCGTCATAGACTTCCATCATGTCGAGAATCGTGCCATCCATAACAATTAGACTTCCTTCTCGAATGAATTCGTCGTACTTGCTGCGCATGGCCATCGGTAATTTGGAATAAGTTAGAGAAGTTATGTAATTTCGTGTCTTTATGCCGAAACAACTGTTCGGCAAAGGAAACAAAAATGTAAACGCACAGAAGTCATCACCTTGCGAAAGGTCAGCTCCCATTGCGCACGGCATTCCCCAGTACTCCCGCTTCCTATGAGTAATAGTTTCCTCATATGTAAAGAAGTAAGTGTAGCCTTCCATAGGAATGCCAAATCGTTTAGCCAAAATATCGTTTCGAGATGCGGGGGCTTTCTCCGCTCTCTCGACGTCCAACTGGTAAGTCTCATAAGAAACCGTCTTACCAATGTTAGGATTGGCCTTAATCCACATTTCCGGATTACCAACTTCGTCGATCGAATCAAGTCGGTAATACCAGATAGATACGTGAGGATTGACATACTCCCCTTTAAGTATGTCCATCAGCTCCATTTTGATTGTATCGCCACTTCCATTTCGGACAGTTCCTTCAGAACTGATCGCAACGATAACATAGTCATCCAGACCGCCCTTAGCTGCGCCCTGTTCGATGGCGCCGATGACATCCTCTCGGACATCTCCGGAAAGCCATTCGTCAATGGTTGCAACTTTGCATCGAAGACCCTGAAGCTTGTCGATCGACATAGGTCTGACTTCCAAAAGAGATCCGGTCAGGAAGTTTTGGATGCCCTTTTTAGTCGACGCAAGCTTGACTCGGTTCGCCTTCGATCCGGTCGTATTCTGGATGGATCCTTCGGTCAGTATCTTAAAGTACGGACCTCTCGATCTGGTTATCGCAGTTCTGATTGGCGACATAACTTCCTCGGCTTGTTTCATTGTAGGCGCCGTGGTGACCTGGTGTGTCGTAGACGTATCAATAGTCAGGAAGTAACTTTGCAAGCAAGCCGCGTACATAGATTTCGCCGCGCCTCGTGCCACTATTAAATACTGCTTATTCACGAGTCGTTTCTTAGTGGTCTTGCGGACATAGCGACCGCCGTGACCGTCAGGATTAGGCTCGAATACGCTACGTTCCACAAAGTAAAACCAACTCAATAATTGTTCTGCCCAGAGTTTAAACGAATCGAGCAGTACGAGGTTGGAACCGTCAGTAAGGGTTAGTTCGTTCTCACAATACTTGACAAATCCCTCTATCGCCTTATCGTCGTAATAGACACCAGGGTTGGCAATTAGATCGTCGATTCGATTCATCTCCATAGAGATTTCACGATTTACTAAAATTTCACCTCTGAGCACCTGCTCACGAAACCTGCCATAGTAGATAGGGGTGGCAGTATTTGATAGCATGACTAAAATATCAGTTAAACATGGCCGCTTCTCGATCCGCCACGGCCATTTTAATCATAATCGTGTCCTGTATGGCCGTAATACGCTCTAAGCTTTCCAGCACGATTCACATAATTTGCAGCAAGAGCAATCTCTGTAGCAGAAGAAGCGACAAGAGTAGCGGCCGCCAAGCCTTGTTTATCAGCGTTCAAAAAACGATTGGCTAAAGCCGCGCCGCCATAACCAGCTGCAATTATCCCCAAACTGGCTTTAACTTGTTCGCCGGATATGGTCTTACCACTTCTGTATAATTCCTTTCCCTTATCGGCACGATAATCTCGCTTAAGCTGTTTGTACTGCATAGACATTTTTCGCTTAGCGGCTCTTTTTTCCTGCGCGGCTTCCTTAACGACATTCTTATCGATGCGTATATTTTTTCCACTCTTCGGGTCAATTAGATCATTGCCTTTCTGCTGCGCTTTATAGAGACGTTTGGTTTCTTTGTAAAGTCGATCCGCTCTGCCGTACTTTGCCTCTTTATCTCTATATCTGGCTAAGCCTTTTTGAGTGTAAGAGCCATTGTAGTTCTGGTACCGCCTTACGCCCCATTTCTGACCTTTAATGCCATGATGATACAACTCGTTTTCCATTCCAGCATCCTCTCCGTGCTTTAAAGTATGAATAGCTACCATAATGCCAGCAACACCTCCAGCTATGCCTACAACCTCTCCGACCGTTGACAAAATATCAGAAGCATAGTCGCTGCCTGTTTTAACATCCTGGGTTTTTAATCTTTTGTAGCTTTGCTCAAGATTCATTCTATTTATAACTTGCTGCAGTTCTTTGTCAGACATTGAGGAAACGTCCATTTCGTCTTTCATTTTTTGACGTTGCTTTTCTGCTCGTCTTCTTGCCATGCTATTTGCGGATGAAGACACGTCGCGAACCGAACCAAGAGCTGACTTGGCAGTCCCGTAGTCTTCGGCAACTTGATTATGGACCCACCCATTGACACCTTCTTGAGATGTTGGGCGATTTTCCTTCTTTGTCGACTCTAAACGACGCTTTCCAAGCTCGGTTAATGTACCATCGGGGTTTTGATAACGTCTTACGCCCCATTTCATGTTCTTAACGCCATGATGATACAACTCGTTTTCAGTCATTTTGAAATTCGCCTCCTTCTCTCGTAAGAGAAAAGAGGCCACCGTTAGATGGCCTCAAATCTTTTAGTTCGAACGAAGGCGGTTGATCTGCTCCATGACATACTGGCGCTCGTACTCGGTCTTAGCATCATCCATCATCGTCTCGAGACGATCGATCATACGATCTTTGATGCTGTGACCACTATGCTCCATGTCGTAAGAGCTTCCGGTTCTGCTTACATAGCGACCGGTCATCGGACTTCTTCCTCTGGCATAGCTTCCTTCGACGGCATAGCGTCCATCGCCGCCATATGCCATCCAGGGATAGTGTCCGCCAGACTCGGAATAACCTTCGTCATTGTAATCTTCGCCGCGTTCGATCTTCTGGATCTTCTCCACAAGGCACACGGCTTTAGTTGCGTTATCGATTTCTACAGGAGTGAGATCTCCTTTCATGTTGAGCTTTTTAATCTCTTTGCAGACCTGTCCCTTAAGGGTCTTTAGCTCTTTAATCAGGTCTTCCATAGTCATGTCTTCCATGGCCATAAGGTCTCACCTCCTTAGTAAGTTACGGCCAGATCAGGCCGACTGAAAATAATGTTTGCGTTCTGAACCTCGATCGGCTGAGAACTTGTGTTTCTGATGGTGACCGTTTCGCAGCATCCTCGCCATACCTGCACGTTGGTGGCACGACTAACGTTGAAAAACTCTTCAACCGCTGCCGGAGTCACAATCATGTTCGTTGCCGGAATAGTCGCACCGTCGATGGTGATGGCGACGGAAATAGGACCTACAGTTCCTCCTTCTGGGATAGCAATGTTAGCACCAAAGTCGACAAGATAGTTTGCCGCTTTAGCTCGATTGCAACATCCACACTTACTCGGAACCCAGCCACTTAATAAAAAGTTTCCGCTGTCGTCACGATGACGAACGAATCCTCTCCGGCAAGGAACTGGAGCTTCCGTGAAAACCACGGATTCACCAGGGCTGACTGTCTGGATGGCATTTGCCGAATATTCAGCCATTATGCCACCTCCTTACGCTACATTACCGCATCCACAACCGCTGTTGTAGAATCCCTGATTGCAGCAGGCAGGATTCTGCACCACGTAAGCCGGAATAGGAGCAGGGTTCAGATACTGCTCAAGAGCTGCGGTCTGACGAGCATTATCTGCCAGAAGCTGGGCAGTCTGTGCGGTCTGAGAAGCCGCGAGATCGCGCATCTGAAGCTGGGAACGAAGATTCTGGTTCTCTCTACGCTCGGCCTCAAGCTCCTGCTGACACATCTTATCCAGGATAGCCTGCGTGTTTGCAGCCTGGTTCTGAATAATATCGCGGATGCCGTCCTTTACAGAAGCTCGATCAGCACATGCCTCTGTCGCAACCGTGTACTTCAGGTCAGCAAGACCCGCACGATTTTCGCAGCAGCAGTTCTGCTGATTCATTGCAATGGTGTTTAGCATCTGAAGAATGTTAGCCTGGGCATTACAACGAGAAACCTCAGCGCTCGCCAGAGAAGAGTTGATGCCGTTGATTCCGGACATCACAGCCTGCTGATCAAAACCGCGCTGGATATCGTTATTCTGCTGGTTGCCAAGCATCCAAGGCATCATGCCTCCGCCAATACCGTTGTTGCCCCATCCGTTGCCATTGAAAGCAAACAGGAACAGCACCAGTAACCACCATGCTCCGTCTCCACCGAAGCCAAAACCATTGTTGCCGTTGTTTCCCATAACAGCGGCGATGTCGGCAGCGCTTAAGCCGCCATTGTCTACTAAGGACATACCTGTAGACCTCCTTCATAGGATTTTTTTTCGGTCTTAATAAGACCGTGAAGATCTAACTTCTCCTACCCATAATCTGATTCGCCATCTGGCCAAGTTGCTCAAACTGCTCTTTGCTCATTTGCCCCGATTCTATGAGCTGCTGCACTTTCTGCTGAGGTGTCATTCCGGCATTGTTCCTGAAATTCTGAACAAAGGCGCCGAAGTTCTGAAGAAAGTTGTTGGAATTAGGGCCATTTTGAATTCTTCCACCGTACTGATTGAATAAAGAATTAGGCATCTCCTATACCTCACTTTGTCAAATCGTCGAGAGTCTTCTTAAGCTCTTCGAACTCTTCGCGCGTAACGTAGTCGTGGCTTGCTTCTACTGCAGGCTCCGGAATGTTCTCTTTGAAAGTAAAGATCCGAAGAGGCTGCGGCATTCCAGTAACTGCATCGACATGTTTGATGTAGAATACCTGATTCTCGGAATCCATAAGCAATACAGTATTGCCAGGAGCAACTGGATAAGCTTTCGCTCCTGATTCTCCCTGCACCCAGAACATATTGCTCGAAATCTGAGGCTGAGGAACCTGATAAGAAGGGGTCGTCGGTGGTGTCACGGGACCCGGATAGTATGGATAGTTCATTTGCGGCATTTTAATTCTCCTTTTTCCAGTAATAGATTGGTATTTCGTCACCAGAATCCCACGTGTCATAGTAATCGCCGTGCTCAACGGCTATCACGTGCGACCCGGTTGCCAATAAATACGTACCGATTGAATGTTCCTTACAGAACGCCTTCACGGTGTAGCAATCAGGGCATGTATTCGGTATAACTCTTCGTTCATATCCTTTCGATCTCAGATACGAGCCCCATACAGAGTTAGTATTTGGCAGTAAATACTTCGACCGGCCAACAAGACAAAGCTCGTCATAGGTCTGCTCCCAGGATTGCTTTAAAAGCTTTGACACAGCTCGTATTACACAATCATCTGTCATGTTGTGAGCTGGATTTGGATTGTAGAATACAAACATTACTTTTCGATTGGTGTGGACATTACGTTGATCCGCCATGTAAGCTCGTCTCTGATCTGCTTAAGAGCCTCAAGAGCAAAACTGCTCGATGGGGGATCGAATGCGATCTTTACAGAAGCGTAAACATAAGCTTTGATTGAGGTCTTGCCTATTGGCGTAATGTTGGTAACGTAGTCCTCGCCCTCTGTTTTAATCAATGAGAAGTAATCATCCCATGTCTGTGTCTCATCAACGAGTATGAACGGCTCGGTAGTCTCGATTCCGATCTGTTCCAGTGTCATAAGTGCGGCATTGATCTGCATACAAATATCCGGATCGAATGCGGTCATCGTTGCATCCGGCCCAAGATACTTCTTAACAGAATCAAGGATACTGTTAATCTCTTCCATCATTTCCTCCATGGACTGGTGTCGTTTGGTGAACGATCAGCCGGTGCAAATATAAGATTGTTTTGGTTTCCGTAATGGATAGCATTGTGGGTGTCATGCGAGACGCAGATTAGATACTCTGGATCGAGCAAATATCGTGTACGCTCTTCTATGTCCTGAGGAGTAATTGGATTCATGTGGTGTATGTACACCCTATCCATGATTTCTCGACCTTCTATGCCCAAATCGCATCCATTATCTCGTAGAATCACTTCTCTGCGGGCCCGCTTCCATTCTTCGCTCTGGTAAAAGAACTGGTTCAAATATCGTTGGTACCCAAACGTGGCATCTCCCACATAGCCATCAAGTTTGAGATAATTGAACCTCTCAAGAAAGCTTTTCAACTTGGAAATATCCTGGTAGCACCTAATTTTCGTCAAGACCAGCATACCCCCTGAAAGCATCGATAGCTTTCCTGTACATTTCTTCCGTGAGCTGATTGGATTTGATCGCCTCAGTCTTCGCTTTGACCAACTCTTTCTGCAGTTCGAGGATTTCTCGCTCTGTTTTCTCTTTTTGGGTGGCTAAACGAAGGTAATGGACGATCACCTGCGACGAAGCAGTCCCGTCGAGCAGCTGTTTCTCAGCCAAGTTAGTCGCTGCAGCTATCAACTGGTTCTCACGAGACTGTGGATCTGTTGCTGGGCGGTAGTCTGCAGGACTTTGATCCAAGATTGGTTTCCTTCTTGGCATCTTTACCTCTCCTTTCAAATATAAATAGTGCGCTTTCTGTGGCTTTTTAGTGACTTTTACATGGGTATTGGGGTACTTCTAACGGGAGAAAAGTTATACGAAAAGAACGTTTATCACTGGAAAGGAGAACCTGACCGCCAAACAGGTTGAGCCACAGCCCAATACCCATGCAGAAGGCACTAAAGTGTTTTACCAAATATAACCCCCGGAGAAAATATAAAGAGATCGGA